ACGGGTCATGACAGATGATATACATGTTTGCAGGAGTTTTATCTTGCTGGTCCTTATATGGAGGCTCATATATAACTACTGCCCCAGTTAAATCATCATCTTTTCTGTGAGGAAATTTAGATATTGTCTTTAAATTAGCATTAGGTTTAAAGTCAGATTTACCTTGGGTATTGTAATACATTTCCCCAACTACTCCGATTTTTTGAAGATCGTTGGCTATTACTTTATTGTACTGCTCTTTTAACGATGTTATGTCGAACATGTTAGCAGTAACTTGTAAGGTAGCTTCTCTAGGATTAAATGGGTGTTCAGCTATATACTGGTCAAATGCTTTAGCATCATTCCCTTTCTTTTTAAGTTCTCGTTGGCTTTCTTCATATTCAACAGCTTGCTCAATTAAGCTATTCCCATCCACATCCATAAACCCGTCAAGGTTTTTATAAATTGGGACAAAGAATCCACACTGAGTTCCAAACGAGCCCTCATCCCAGTCGTTATCAAATGGCATGCAGTTGTATGCTTCGGGGTGGTAGAATAACTCTTCCAACCCTTCAAATCCTTCCCCTTCTTCACCACCTGTTCCAAATGCTACCATTACCCCAAGTGTTTTAGAACCTTGTTTCATTGTAGGCATTGCTACTTCCCAGGCCTTTAAAAGTCCAGAGAAAGAACCGGATTCTTCGAAAAAGATCAACTCCCCTGCTTTACCACGGACTTTATCCGGATTATCTTTCAAACTTACCCCAATGATTTGACTCTTTAATCCTAGAGTCACATCGGCACCGTTTACTTTCTTTTTATACCCGGCTTGTTTGTGCAATTCTCTATCGATTAATCGTGGCTGAGTCCATGCTGTATGATCATCAATGAATGAGATAAAGTCCCAAGTCTTAGATAATATTCCATCCCCTGTTAAGTACTGCTTATCTGAAGCAAACACAAAGTTTTTAGAATTTCGTAAATGGAAATAGTTCCTAACCATCATAGATCCGGCTTTGTACGAGTAACCTTTACGTCGTGCTTTCAGTACAGTTAAGTGTTTGTTTGATTTTCTGCAATTATCCATTGCATGAAAGAACTCATAATCCCCATCATAAAATGCAGGGAATGTTCTTTCACGAACAGCTATAACCGTACCGTCATCTAACTCTTGGTCAATAGCCCTGTCAATTGGACAATAGTTTAAGTAGAAGTAGTGGTAACCAGTTATTTTTACCCCATTTACTTCATACCCTTGAAGACATCTTGCTTTTTCTTCATCCCAAAAGTCATAGTATGTTTTAGTGCCGGGTAAATGTTCACAATAATACCCGTGCTTTAAAAAATAAGTAGCTGCTGGACTAAATAAATGCGTGTCTTTAAACATAAAACTTTATTTACAATGCTCGATTGATTGCTTCAATTATAGATACTACTGTCGCTTTTGTTATAAATTCTTGACTGGACGATATAATTATCGTAAGCTCTGGTTTATCAGGGTGAGGAAGTAAGCAGTCTATTGTATAGAAATAAGCAATTATTTCTTCTCCTTCTACTTCGGGGACAGGCAATCCAAGCTCTTGTGCTAGATGTCTTGATTCGGCTTCCTCTTTAGTCATTTCTAAAATAGTAATTTCAATTGGTTTTTTTAGCATATGCTTTATTTGTTATGTGTTGTATTTTGATGATTCTACACCGCCACGGTTAATGCTAGTTTTAGATTGCTCTTTTTTAACAAGGTCCTCTAAGTCATTTAATCCGTCAACTACTTCCCCAATCTGTTTTAGATTAGCAATAAGATCTTTAGCTGTGTACATTAGTTTCCCATTATCGTCAGTTAAAGTTAAGTCTACCTCATTAAAGTATCTTTTTAACTTTTGAACTGATTCTCTAGCAGCTTTTAATAATCCAACTGCATGTGTTTCAGACAATTCGTTGTATTTTAAAATTGCTGCTTTTAGTTTTGGGGAAGCTGTAACTCCAAATTCTTTATCTAAAGTTTTCTTCCTCTCTTCTAATTCGTAAAAGGCATATGGAGATCTATGGTCACAGAGAAAATAAACATATGCCAACTCTTTAGTGCTAAGTTTAGCAAACTCTTCAATTGCTAAAGTATACGGGCTCGGAGTTACTGTATTAGCCCCTGTCATTTCAATTAAGTTCTTCATCTGCTAATCTGCGTTTTTTGTTTTCTGTCCTTTTATCTAAATGTTTAATTCTCCCAGGTTTAACCCAGAACTTACCAAAGTATGGAAGTCTAACTGATTCAAAATTACCTTCTTTCATAATTTTAGCTACATACTTAAACTGATGAAAGACAATTTGCTCAACCACTTTTAATGGGAGGTTATACTTTGTTGCTAGCTTTTGAATTATAGGTTTCTCTATCATTTGCCAGTTAATTATGCTGTTTCCACTTTCCTTCAGGGCATCTTTCTACAACAAATGCTGCTTTCTTTTCTACCCAACAGCCACAAGAAGTACATCTTTTTTCTTTCGTGTCTAGTAGTGGGCATGGAGCACAGGTGTTTAGCCTATCTTGATAAGTCTTTTCAGACACAGTTTCAAATCCAGAAGCAGCAATCTTAACTGCAGCTTTTAAGAAAGTCTTTGTTAGTTCACCAAGATTTGGGTATTGTTTAAGATTGTCATTGTTATTCATACTGTTCTTGTATTAAATCTATTGCTATTAAGTCCCCATTCCCTTTTTGAGTTACTTGCATAACCCCGTAAGGAAGAATAAAAAATGTAATCACTTTATCAGTCATTGGTTTTTAGTTTAATATATATCACTGCCCCATCTTTTCCGGGAACTAACATTGGATTAATATCGTACCCATCTTTAGTTGGAATAATAGCTTTTTTATCCTTTAGTCTTTTTACGTAATTATTAAGTGTATTGAAGTCTTTAATTTCTAATTCTTGTGCTACCTTCTTTTTATTAGTGGAGGAGCATAAATTAACAGTATCTCTATTAGATATTAAAGCACCTAAAACCTTTAACTCGTTGTCAGTCAAGTTAAATACCCCATTAAATACCTGCAAATACTTTATAGTAGTAGCAGCGTTGATTGTTATCTTTTTAAAATCTCCTGTGCTCATTTGTCAATATCTTTTAAGTCAATTTTTACTTTCCCATTAATAACTAAGATAGAGCAATTAGAGGAGTACTTATTAAACTCCTCTATATGCTCTTCTAGTTTTAACTTTGTAGTTAGATATGATAGAAAGACTTCAATCTCTTTAGCTGTCTTTTTAAGTAACTCTTTTTCTTGAGCTGTAGATCTAGCTGCAAGTTCCAGAGCTTTGAAGTCTTCTAAAGATATTGTGACTGTTCCTACCATCTTAAACAGTTTTAGTTAATACCCCAATAAATCCGTACTGGTTAATTAATCCGTACTCCTTTCCATCAATCTCAAGTGGGTACCACTGAGTTTCAGGATGCAAGTAAATAATATCCCCAGGTTTACACCCAGCTTCGGGCCCGGCCGCAAGCACTTCTTGAACAATGTTGTCTTTTGGATCACGCTGGGCAGTCTCTGGAATAAAGATACCTGCATCTGTTTTCTCTTGACGAAGAGAGTTGATAATAATCCAATCTCTAGAAGGTTGGAACTTGTCTGAAAGTTTAGTCATATTAATATGTATTTGGTTGCAAAAAATAAAGGCAAACTTAATTGCCTTTACAAATGTATAATAAATTTGCTTATATAAACAAGTTTATTATAAAATATTTTTAGATCACTTACTCAAGGCCTTAATTCCAAAGTATATCGTAGTTACCCCAAAGGTAACTGTTCCAATCTTTAACCCTAAATTACTAGCCTTCAGATTTCGATTAGAATTTCTAAGTTTAATATTCTCTACTTCCATTTCTTTGAACAATCCTCTATAGTGTTCCATACTTGCAGTTGCTCTTAAAGCACTAGTTTCTGCTAAAGATAAGTCTTGACGCAGCTTTTGATTAATAGCCATTACTTCTACAATTCTTTCTTCTAAAGCTATGTTTACCCAATACATAGACACAGCATCTTGTCTATAAACTTCTTTCCATAGAAGCTTCTCGAGGGTTATTTGTTCTTGAAGTTCATTTAAAAATACCCCTTTTTCTTGTTGGTAAACCAATCTTTTAGGGGGGCGTTTCAAAATTAAGGTTGTATCAGTAAGGGAGGGAATCGTTGATTGCCCATGCACCTGTCCAGATACTGTCCAAAGTGTTGTCGTCAGCAGTAGCAATAGACTTAATTGCTTTAAGCTTTTCCAATCTTGCTTTTTCATTTTTGAGTTTTGTGTTATTAATACGTACTTGTCTGAGACTATCTCTATACTTAAATGCCTCTTCATCTTTAGCCCTGATAAGCTGTCGATAAGTTATGCTATCTCGTATAGCTTTTGTCTGATCAAATTTTACCTGCTCTTCATACATAGCTTTGTTCTTAACAGCTGTGTTGTAATAAACATATGCTGTAATCCCAAGTATTATTAAGGCTGCAAGTAAAACGATGTTAATTATTCGTACCATGATGATATTGAATGTATTGTATTTATAGGTCTAAGTATGACGTAAACTCCGTCACCCTCTCTTGACTTTCTGTCATTAGTATTTCCCTCTACAGTTTGCATTATTCCTTCACTTGCCCACCCATCGTAAAAGCCTGTATGCCCAATTCGTTTCTTTTTTGGGTAATGAATAGTAAAAACATGTCCTGGTTCTGGTGTATCAAGGAACTTACCCTTATCATAAACCAAAGCTTTTCTGTTATGAGCACTTGGAGACCAGGCTGTTATCGTATTCTTAAACCCTGCTGAATCTAAACAAAAGCTGACAAAAGCTGCACACCATGCATAACCCTTCCCTAAACCTTCGTGAGCTAAAAATCTTTCAACCTCTGGTCCATCGTTCTTCCCAGTCTTCTCCCGTACACCAATGTATGATGAATAAATGGAAATAAGTTGCTTTTTCTTTTGGCCAACAGTTAGGGGGTTAACTTCTTCTTTAATGTCTTGAATAGCTTCAGGCTCTCCATCTACGGAATAATCTACTCCCCCTACTACTGAAGTAACTGTTATACTATCGACACAACTACATAAAAGTAAAGTGCTAACAACAGCAATTGCAATATTGGAATAAAAGTTACTCTTACCCATTTTGGAAGTTCGTTAAAATCATTTTTTACATGAGGTGCTATCTCTCTAGTTAATTTACTTCTTTTTGAGTAGTAATATCTGAACCAACCTCTGTGGTACAAATTTATGGTAATATTTACTACAGTCATACCTAAAAAGTAAACAAATGTTCCAAGGAAGACTTTGTTAACCAAACCTGGTCTGAAGATTCCTACCTCTGGTCCCCATAAGTATACAAGGAGCGCAGACATTAGTAAGAAGAGTATGAATAAGATAGGCACCAGCCATACTCCTTCCCATAATT